TATTTCTGCCCTTGTTTTCCTTAAATCCTTGCCTCTTATAAAAAGCCTCTAAGCGTTTAACCGACGTTGCCCCGAACGTCTTTGATGGGGTAAGAACAATATCCTTGCCCGTTGAGTCAGCATATTCTTTTATTTTTGCTAGGACATCACTCCCTATCCCTTGCCCCCTTGATTTTTTAGGAATAACAATTTTAGATAGAGTTATCCGCGCATCGTCTTCAAATAAATCTAATTCTATACCCCGACTCTCTATGTCCTTTTTAAGCGCCTCAAAATCCCCCCTGCCGAACTCAACACCTCCGCGTTCGTTAGAGATGGGAGCCATTAATCGTTCAAGCGTCACCTTAGATGGATGGGTACCAGTTTCCGCATAAATTTCTTTAAGCTTCTTCACGGTACTAACTAATTCTCCTGCGCTCTTTGCGGCTCCCTTCATTGCGCCTAACGCGACCGCAGCAACCGCAAACTCTCTTGGCGTTGGGACTCGACCCTCTAAACCCGCGCCCACACTAGTCATAGTTGCAACTTCGGAACCTCCAACCGCAAGCTTCTTTACAAACGCGGAAGCTTCCGCCATCTCTGCGGCGGTCGCAGCCGTTTTGCCCGCTCCTCCAGTGGCCGCGCCCACGATAAATCCTTTACCGCCTTCCTCAAGCATGTCGCCGTAACGTTGCCACCAATCTCCAGCCGAATTAACCTCTCCATTTTCTACGGCATCGGTCATTGCTTTCTTGACACCCTCGACCATTGCGAATCCACCGCCCATGCTTAATACAGGGTTCGCGGGTCCACCCATGCCAAAGTAACCCACCAGGAATGTCGGTAAATCTCCGGCAATCGCGCCTAATGAGGTAACAACGTCCTCGCCAAAGCTCTGCTCTTTTGATTTAGGAGGAGGACCATTAATCGCCATACCAAGAGCGGTACTGCTGAAACCATCCTTAAAGGCTTTTGCGTAATCGGTTTCCGGCTCAACCTTCTTAATGCGAACGGGGGTATCGTCAACCATAATGTCCGCATGGGTGTCAGCTTCGCCGATAAAATCATACACGCCTATATCGTCTTCCCAAACGATTTCGGGCGAACCCGAAACACCTAAGTCGTCTTCAACTCTTAATGGGGGCTCGCCTCTATCTACAGGGTCTAACCCCGCGTCTGGGATATTAGAGAAAACCTCATTGCTAGGAGAAATCGTAGGCTTTGGCTGCTCGGACAAGGACTTGGGCTTAGTGATATTAAGCTCAATCTTTGTGCCGGATGGACGTTTTGCAGACTCTGCGTCTTTCTCTATTTCACTTGCTGACTTAGTAGCTTCAACCATTCCGATTTGACTTTTCCCGAAAAAGGATTATAGTTTTATTTATGAAATCACTCACCGGACTACTCATACTGTTATTTGCCTCAACTGCGTTTGCTGAAACTCGGCCTATCCCCACGTTTGAATATTGCCAACCGATTAGAGATTTTGTGCATATAGACCATCCGGCAAAGGAATTGGTTAATGCAATAAGGCTTGCCCTGCTTAAGGACTACGACCTTCTCTGTTTCAATGAGAAATTCCAAAATAATGCCAGAGATAAATATTCGGTCGAACTAGCCAACGAATGTATCATGGACGAAACCGCAGATTACTGCCTTGAGGAAGACTACTATCGACGCCCTCAACGTAACTTGCTGTCTCCCAAGGAAGATAATCAAAAATAGCTTCCATTTTGTAACTTCCAGCTTCGTTTATTCTTCTATACATATTACCCGCCCCATGATTGTAGGCCGCTACCGCCAACCAAAAAGCATCAACCTTGTTTTTAGTTTGGTAACGCCCCCTGTTAGAGAAGTTATCCATTAAGTCAGCCAAATACCACATCCCCGCCTTAACGTTAGTTACTGGGTCTTTTAGTATTTTTTCTTTAGTAAAACCATATTTTTTAGGCGCTCTATCAACGATATCCTTGGCTGTATCAGGAAGGATCTGTAGTAACCCAAGCGCACCGTCTTCACTCTTTGCCTTATCGTTGTAGGCCGATTCCTGCGCTATTAATTGCTTTACGATATCCGAAGTTCCAGGTATCCCCCTCAATGAGAATTCGTTGGCGTATTTATTGACCCACTTATCAACCCTGGCCTTAGAAGTCCTTAATGTTTTATCCGTTCGCAAATCTTCGAGCTTTTTGATTAATTTTGTCCTATGTTCAAACATCTTAACCCCCCGCTTAATGGTCTCCTTTAACGATCTTTTCTTCCCTTTCCGTACTGTTACATCTGTTACTGCGCCAGCTAAATGTATAGGAATTAAGGGCTTACCGTCTACGGTTATCTTTATAGGCTTGCCATCTATGCCCACAGGTTGCTTGCCAGTAGAAACAATAGCGATCCTCATAGCATCCTGGGAGTTTAGCTCTTCCATTTTCCTAGCCGCAGGGGGAAGTCCATCAACTTTTGCCTTCCCTTTGGCTACATACGTATGTAGTTTGCTAAACTCTACCGTTCCTTTATGCTTATCAATCTTAATTGGTGTATTGGCTTTCTTGCCTTCTGTGATAATTAGGTCTACCTTTCTGGCTATTTCAGTCTCTTTTACTTCCGCCATAGCTCTAGGACGCCCAAGAATAGGCTCTGCGGAATGAGATTCTGTCGGGTCCATAGCCCCGCCGATCTCGTAATTAGTCAACTCCGGAAGTTTACGCCCAGGGACTTCCCTTTTATCTGCGCCTTGCCCTGCAAGTCGGTCAAGGATAGATCCAATCCGTTGCTGGACTTGTTCAAGCCCCACTTCACCCTGAATGGCAGGGACAACCCTAGGAGTCTTAGCTTTATCCTGGATATCAGGAGTCTTAGCTTTATCCTGGGTATATCGCTTCCTTTGCCTTGCTATTTCGGCTGGGTCATTTACCGAGCTTTCGTTCATAGCCATATCCTCGGTTAATTCGTCAGGTTCTTCACCGGCCATAGCAGCCTTAACCGCCGTTTCCGCGTCTGGCGTAACTGTTGGCTCAACCTTGTTTTCTTCTTCAAAAACAGTAGCCCCACCGCCAACGTCATGCCTGGAACCTTTTATCATGGCCGCTTGTTTTTCTTTGTATAGCTTTTCTATTGCCTCCATTCTGGTCCCAGGGGATACCTCCACCTCTGGCCGTTTGGCGATTGCCTCATCCACCTCATCCCTGGCCGCCGCCCATAAAGGTTCAACCTCTCTCTGGGCCTCATACTGTTCACGCAATTCGCCCGACTGTATGATAGGGTTCTCTCTATTGGGGCCGGTTGTAGAAGGATCGGATTTCATGTCTTCGTCGTTGTCACTAGAATAAAGACTCTTCCCATTCTTATGAGAGTTAAGCCATTGTTTACCTTCAGGGTCACTTCCCAACACTGATTGTGCGTCGCCTAATATATTTTGATAGCGATCTTCCGCTTCAAGGTATCCTCCTAATTTGTCACGTCGGTTGTCCCTAGGGTTAGGCAGAGTCAACTGTCGAACCATCTCTCTAGGGTTTTCAATCCCCAGTTGCTGTAAGTCTCGAGTCATATCGGACGTTCTTGGGACTCCCCCGTCTCGTTGCATTTGCTTGTAATAAGCAAGCCAATTTTTCATGTTCGTATAAATTTCGGCTTGACGATCTGCATATTCCCGTTTAAAACCTTCCACCTGTTTATCGGTATAGTGATTCCCCTCGTTAGCGATCTCTCGACTTAGCGCTGATAGCGTCTTGTCGGTTCCCGCCGCAGTCAACGCAGAGGTCAATAATCTCTTATCATGCTCTTGTCCATAAGGGGTTGACTCCACTATCGTTTTATACTCGCCATTAGTAATTGCCCCAGAGTTTAAAGACTGTTGCAAATCTGGGATCAAAGACTTGTAATGTTCCCCATTTTTCCGCCTCATGTATAGCTCACCAAAAACACCCTGTTTGGCCTCGTCCCTGCGGGTCTTCGCCAGTTCCAAGTCCCTCTTGTATTGTTTCCAATTTTCTTCCTTCTCTAATCTCTCCAGTGTTTTGATATCATTAATTCGGGTCTTAACTTTCTTCCTGTCAATCCACTTGAACTCTTGGCTATTCATTACCGCTTTAAGCTCTTCAGGAGTTGCCGCGTCTAATAATTCGGATTCCATAAAGTCTTTAGCGTAACCCTCAACGTAATCTCTTACTTCCTTTTCATCCCCAAAAACTCCCGTCTTAACATAAGCCATCCCTTTTTCCATAGCATCTTCAAAGACCTGATTCATCCCCGCTAAAGAGAAAATCCCATCTTGTTTAGCTCTTAACTGCGCCTGGATATTGTTATGCCACTTGGATTTCAAACCTTCATTTTCAGCGCGAACGCCAAACCCTAAAACCTCTGGGACTTTCTTCGCCTTATAGCTATCTACAATTTTTGAGATACCAAGGAAGGTTGCCGCGTCTTTAGGGTTGTTGTTTTCATCTAGTAACCCTTCATAAGTTTCCTCGGTTATTTGCTTAAACTTAGCTTCATAAGCTTCGTAATAGTTCTCCAGCTTGATATCGCCTCTAAGCATTCCTTTCTTCAACTCCGCGTCAGCTTGCTCTGCGGCGACTAGAAACTTAGTGGTCCTATCGTCAATCGTGCCTACTCGTAAAGCTTGCGTCCTTCTTTCCATCAACGCGTTACCCGCTTGACCGATATTACTGCCAAATCGACCTAAAGCTTGTAAAGTGTTATAAGCTTCCGTATTTTGAGGGGCATTAAACAACCCGCTAACAACAGGTTGTTTATCTTGAGTTCCAGCCCCTATACTTGGCGTTAAGGGAGATTTTAACGCCGTCGTATCTTTACTTGTTTCCGTTATTGCCATCTATGCCCCCGCCAATCCAAAAACTTGCTTCTCACCTGAAGCAACTCTTGATTTATCGTAAGCCTTGCCTAAATCAAACAAGTCATTTGCAACGTTTATTCCGGTTTGTGTCCCTACATAATCAATCTGACTGTCCAGAAAACTAGCGTCCGACCGCAACTTGCGTTTCTTAAGCCGACTAACGTCTCGCTCGGATCTAGCTCTATCTCTTGCAATTCTTCGCGCCTGATCGCCCTCGAACCTTGCAACCGCAGCTTCCTTGAGCTTCCTCTGTTTTAACTGGTTTGCGTAATATTGGTTCTGTTGGTAGTTATAATCGGAGATATAAGCGTCTACCTCCTGGACTCTTGCAGCCGATCCAGAATCAACCCGAACACCCGAAGCTCCATAACTGGCTCTGGTTTGAGACAATATCTTTTGCTCGGCTCTACGTTGTCTATTAGCCTCAAACATTTGAAAGTCGTAACCAACTTTGGCCTGTTCCTGTAATTGTTGAGCCTCTATATTCTTTATAGTCGACTGATATTGGCCCTCTTTTAAGTATTTAGCCGCGTTGATCTTAGAGACTCGGTCGATATAATTAGCCTCGGCCCTCATTCCTCTTTGCTTTCTGCGATAATCCCTTTTTCTTTGACTACCGCCGACGATGCTGTTATATAAGCCTAACCCGCCATTAATTAAACTTAATGCGCTCCCTAAATCCAGAAAAGCCATAATTCACCTATAATTCAGTTTTACAAATTAAACATACGGAAACTCAAAATAATTGGCCGTACCTTTTACAATTCGTTAGCTGTTTGCGTCCCAGTTATCGCTAAGACGCTTAACGGTAATGGTTGGTCCTGTGTGATTGTGATATAACCGTCTCGATCCCAACCGAGGTTAGATACGATTTTGTCGCCTGAAAATTCGGCTATCCCCTGGTCCATCTCATCTGCGCTTGTCCTAAACGGGACTCTATCTCCATTAATAGAAACCCCAATCGAGTCCTTTAGCCTCACCGAGATTCTAGGCCAGCGTTTCTTGTGGCTCATTGACGTTCCCGTTTGCGTGCCAATTTCCTGTCTAACAGGTTTAATTGTTGTCGTATAAGCCAGCCCGAAAGACGCGCTCGTAACCGATTGAGACAACGTAGTCGTGCCGTCCCCCGTTCCGTCGTCTGTAATAGTAGCCGTAGGAAAGACTGCGTTATTTCCAACACGTTCCACCTCCTCGCCGATTAGATGTTTCAATCCATTAAAGACCGTCTTTGCTGATCCGGAATAATCCAAGCCGGAATCGACGTACATATCAGGGTCCATATACTCCACAAATCGCTTAGTCGCACCGTTGATCGTCCTCTTAACGACAACCCAAACTTCATCCCTATTCGCGCTAGGATGTGGGATCGTTGTTACGCTCTCAAATGAACCGTTAGTTGTGTGGCGATGCCACGCGACCGTATCGTCGCCGCGCAAGTAAGTCATACCGCATAGAACGCCATCGGCACGAACACACCAAACAATTGAATCCTGCTCTTGCTGATAAGCCATGTCGGTAAAACCGCCTATCGTTAAATGCTCTGATAACAGGGTTAAGTCTCTTGCGATATAGTTGTCCTGGTTGAAATCGTAGACAAATTCCCTCATTTTCCTACCAGCCCTCTGGAGGAATAGAGTGACGTTTTCTATTTGGACAGGCTCTACTTTTTTAGACCCATAATAAGACTCTGGGACAACGCGCACATTGGAGGGTGTTAAGGCCTCGCCAGCTCCATCTAACTTAAATTCACCTTTAACCGTGCCAACAAGTAACGATTTCGTAGGCACTAACCATTGAATAACGCTGACCTGGTTTGAGACTAATTCGTACTCCAGACCATCGGAAGCGGTTGCGCTTCCCTGATCCATATTCTCGTAATTCGCTGACCCCGTTTTAGATCCCCAAATCGTCTGCGGATTATCATTTGATCCCGCCCAGAATAACCTTTGTTCAAAGAATGTGACCGTCCCAGGGTTCTTGTCGTTGCCATCCGTTCCAGTTCCAGCCGCGCCAGCGCAAAAATCGGCGGGGAAGGTCGATCCGGTAAAAGATATTGTGGTTAATGTCCAACTGGTATGACCCGTTCTAGTAAGTTTTCTTGGAGCGTAATCTCTATGCGCTAGATATAAAACGTCTGCCTCTTGCGCGTAGGAAATCTCGAATAAATCAGCTTCCAGATACGTCGTTGATATCTCATAGGGTATGGATTCCTTACAACCTACATCATCCAGGTCAATAGTCGCGGATTCTTGATGGTAAAAACCAATATAAGTTGTCGTAGATTCTGCCGTAAATATAACGTTATGAGTCCCCGCAGCGTAACTGGTCGCGGTTTTAACTTCGGTCCCGCCGGTAGTCGAACCAATAACAAGAGTTAAACTCCCGCCGGTAACGGTGAAATCCAATTGGTAGTTAGTATCGTCTACGGTAGTAATACCTTGCTCCGCGTAACCATAATTGCTCGAATCAGTTGAGACGATATTCATATGATCGGTATCATGGGCAATCGATCCAGTACCAACGCTGCTATCAGTCCAACTCGCAATATCAGACCCAAAGGTTCCGTTAGTCACTAACTCCGAGCCTGTGGTAGTTACGACTTGCCCGTTGTTCCGATAGAAACGGATGTATTGATCGCCGAATTCCAAAACATAAGCCTGAGTCGTCGAGAACTCAAACTCTATCAACCTGACTTGTTTTGTAGAATCTTTTACCTCCGCGACAAAATGTAACCCGTCCCTCCTTGACGCGCCTCCTTGCGGCCATATAATTGCGTTCTCAAGCGTAGCGCAGCCGTTAGGGTATTTAGCGATATCTATGCGACCGTCTAAACGTGGGGTTAATTCGCCCGAAGAAAAATTAGTTATTAACGGGGAAACTTTTGGCATTACAGGTCAATCCTTTCAACGCTAAAACCAGTGTTAGAAGTCCGAGCGTCGGTCAAGGTTTCCGCATATAATTGTTGCGGAGTCCCGCCACTGATCGCGTCCATATAGCTCGCTTCTTTTAAGCTCTTTTCGTACTTCTGCTCCCACAACGCTTGCAGTTGAATATCACCGGTCACCGGATACGCCAACCAGGAAGCCATTTTGTCCTCTAAAGCCGTTATAAACGTGGGGGTATATTGATTGGGGTCCGTTTCCTTCTTCAAATAAATAAGATTCAAGCTTGCCGCGTCCGTTAATATCTTGCGCCCCTCGATCTTATACTCTTCGTCAATGTATTGGTTCCGTATTGGCCTGATACAATCGGAAGGCAATTGGTACTGGTAAGCCCACGTAAACTCTGGAGTAGCGACTTCATAAGCTAATGAAGTCCTAGTTATTGCAAAGTTCCAGTTGCGGAGTTCCAACAACTCGTTCCTAACTTGTGGATAAAAGTTATTACAAAGACGCGCTCTATCGGAGTTATCCGTTAACGCTGTAATAGGTTCGTCTCCAAGCTTCCTTAGTGCGTTTGAGCAGATACCAACTTCACTAGCCATAATTGATCCTTA